TCACCACTCTCTCTATCTGGTCGTTGTCTGTAAACAGTGTATCGCCCTCTTGTGCTTGCAGACGGTTTACAAGAAGTTCTACGACTTCGAGGAATGAACGTATTCTCAGAGACTCAAACTCGGCATTTCCCCTGCCGTCTATCCTCCATCCTCTGCCGTCGTATAGACCCGACTCAAAATTCGGACTTCTCAGTTCGTCGCTGAAAAATGCGCTGCCGATTACGTCTAACCCCTGTTGGAACGTTATCCTTCCAAGTGCTATGTCGTCCGATATGCGGCTTAGTTTATCGTTCAGCAAAGCATCTATATTCGTACCGTAATACTTCTGTAGTTCGCTCATCTGGACACGCATCCTGCTGACATCATCCGTAACCTGTCCTATCTGGTTCAAGACGATTTCCACGTCATCCGTAAGCGTTATGTCATACGTCGGCAGCGTGCTTTCACCATACTTAACCGTCATCTGTTTGACGTATAACGCCATAGAGGGTTCGTCACCGTATTTAAACCTGACGATTGTGTTGTTCCGAATCTGCTCAAGGATATTGGTGTGCGTGGCTAAGAAGTACTCATCAAACTTGAGGGGATAGTCGTAGTAGTAGAAGTTGTTCTCAAGCATATACTCCTTCATCGCGCTGTCAAGCTCTTGCTCCGCAGAAGTAATATATTCCAACGGCAGGGAGATTCCGAGGATGACGAATTTGTCGCCTCCTTTCGGCTGCTGGTATATATTAGGCATGAGAGTACCGAAAGTGTCCGTCTCTTTTTGCAGTATAATGGTAATGGCTTCCGTCGCACTGTTGGGATACTTGCTTCCGTCTCTCGGGTGTCCCTCGCCTATGGCAGGGTCGAAGTTCCCTTCGGAGTCATAGAAGTTCTTTTTATAGTCTTCCCAATCGACTTGAACTGGGAACGTACATCCGATACATGCACCGCTGCGCATGTTGATGTGCATCTCCTGAGTAATGGCTGCACTCGCATACAGGTCAAAAGAAAGCACTGGTAGCTTCACCTTGAAGTAGGACTGTATGTAGTTGCCGTCACCATCCATGTCGTCATTCCACTCTGCACGCTGCGTGTCACTGCCTCCCTCTTCAGAGGAAGCTACGACGACTATCTTGTTGACGTAATACTTGTCGCTTACGTATTTTGCCTTTATCAGCCCGTCCTCCTGTACGACGACAGACCACTCGTAGTTGTATGCGCCGCCGTCCTTCTCGTCGCTTCTCGTCTCCTTCTGTATGACAGCAACGTCAAAGGCAGACAATGACGGCACGGCAGGATAGTACAGGTTGTCGTCTGCGTATATCGCCCTGATGAGCCTGTGGAAGGTTTCCTCTGAAATGTAGCCTCCGTCAGAAAGGTCAGTCGTCTCAACTGCCGTATTATTTATGGCGTATGCGTCAGTGATGTAGGCATCTCCGAGCTGCGGCTTTATCTTTTCAAATTCGTGAATCTCGAAAGAGGGCGCATCCTGTACTATCGGGTTCGGATAATGTTCCTCCTCTGTTGCGTCATAGTAGTCTATGATTACCTCGTCGGGGTTGTAGTCGGGAGCATAGGGATTGACTTTCCTGTTCACCGTTTCTGAGTAGACGGAAGGCATCAGGTGAGTTCGTGTGAAAGGATGCTTGATAAGCTTCACAAGCCTTCCTCCTACTATACCATCATAGATAGGGTAAGATATTGCTTTCTCGTATGTCTTGCCGTTTATCGTTACGTTCCTCTTGATGCCGACGGAATCTCCTATCGTATATTTTGCATCTTGGTCGCCCATCCAGACGACCTGCGGGTATCCGTAAGGTATGTTGTCCTCACTTCCGTATCCAGACAGCCTTGTGACGATTTTGTTGTTCTTCGGCGTTCTTGAGTTGTTCTTCAGCCCGACACCCTTGCCGAACTCGAATGTGAAGACTGACGTGCCGTACTTCCTGTATCTGAATGTAGCCGAGTTTATGTTACATCCTATGACCACAAACATATCCGTCGGTGCTACGTACTCTCCGCTTTGTGATAGCACTTCCCCAAGTTTCTGAATCGTTACGGTCTCGTTGATGCTCGTTATGTTAGCCTGAAAGATAGCACAGTTTTCGTAACTACCGTCATCAACAACGCGGATTCCGCTTCCGCGAGCCATGCGGATTGCCACATCTTTGAAATAGTATCTTCCGTTGTACGACAGTTTCCCGCTCGCCGAATATTCTTTGTCGTCATCTACTGGAGCGATAATCTCGTTGCTCGGAAGTCCGAACACGATGACGAACCTTTTGCCGAGCGTGTAGTAGTCTGTCCCGCCATCGTCATAGTACTGCCCTTGTTTCAGGGAGTCGACGACAAACGGCACTTGCCATGTCTCGTACGCTTTCTTTAAAGCTTCTGCTATAGTGTTCTTGTCAAATGAAAGAACTTCGCTGAGAGTCCTCATCTTCGCAATCGACTCTACGTTCCCAGACGACACTACGACCCATTGCGTAAGCTCTATATTCTTGTTAATCTTCGCGATGAAGTCAAAGCAGTTTCCTATCCAGCTGAAAGTCTTGTTCTGAGAAAGGTACTTCTCCTCATCGTCAGATACGGCAATATCGGTAAACGGGAAATTCCCGAGCATGTACATCGGATGGTAAAACTCAAAGGAGTATTTGGTCATGCCTCTCAGGTCTCCATTGTCAGAAGCTATCCCCTCACGTACTATCGTAGGAGGGTTTACGAGTACGTACCTGACGACATCTGTGCTGTCATTTGGCTGATACTCTATATATTCCTGCATGGTGACTGGAAGCGTATTGTCCTTATAATAGACATCTCCAGTAATTTTGTCACCAAGCGACATGACGACACTGTCAAACGTAGCCTTGTGTAACACCAAGTCATAGAACGGAGTGCCGTCTGCGTTTTTGATTGGGAAACTGATGTTTCTTCCTGTCATAACTTAAACAATTTTATAAACCTTATAATTCCTACAACGATAAATCCTGCGCAGATAAGCAGACATGCGTAACACCATCTCGGTATCTTCTCTTTGGTGGTGGTGTCATGAATGTATACTTTCTGTATCGAATCCTTCCATACCGTATCGGCTGACATTACAATCCTGTCCTTGTATACGGTCTTTTCCTTGTACTTAGTGGTGAAAACAGTGTCGCCTTTCTGTATTACCGAAAGGAAGATACTGTCATGAACGTCGTTGATAAGTGTGTCGTGTTTCATTTGAGAAACGTATTTGACAGTCTCCCTGTCTACATATTCGACGCTCTTCTTCGTGGAGCATGAACATAAGAGGAAAATGGCGAGCATTAACGTCAGCAAGCCTATCTGCGTCCCGCACCCGCCGTTCCTGAACTGTGTCTTCTTCCACACCATCTCGCAGTATTCCTCTTTCGTCATCTCGCCGTCCTTTTTTTTATGGTGTATGTTGACTTGTCTACATAGTACACGTCTGCGTTCAGCCACATGTTCGCTTCCGCGCACCTCCTTCGCATGAGTCCGAGCAAAGGTACTCTGTTAGCATAGTGCCACTTGACCATCTGGTCTGTAATATCTTCATCCTTTCTTCTCGCAATGATATACTTTCTCATCGTGGAAGTGGAGAAGTTGCCAGTGCCGAGATTGAATATCCACGACACGAGAGCGTCGTATTTGTTCTGTGGCAATGCCAGACCGAGCCTACCGAGAAACTTCTCTATCGGCTCAATATCACTGAACAGGAATTTGTCTGCCTGAGCTTGTGTGATTGTCGTACCCATTTTTACGCCAAGGGTATGCCCGTAGCCTATCGTAGGCTTACCTACTGCATCCCTGTAAGCATACAGTTTGCATCCCTCGAACTGCTTTATCAAATCTATACCTTTTTTTGAAGTTCGCATATCTTATTCCTCCTTCTTTTTTTTCTTTGCCTTATTGGTTAACGACTCAATCCTGCGTCCCTGTCGAGCAACCTTCTCCTGAAGCTCAAAGAACTTTGATTCCAAATCGGAGAAACGATTACGCAGCACCATGTTTTCTTTTCTCAGTTCTTCATTTTCTCTTCTGAGCAAATCCCTGTCATTCCTGATGAACTCGCAACTTTTCTCCAAGTCGGCGATGGTGTTCTGGTATACGCGCTGCTGTGTCTCCCAAGCCTCTCCGTATGCCTTCATCTTGTTTGCACGGTAATATATGAACCACCCGCCGCCTAAGATTACCGTAACTATTGGTACTATGATACTAACATCCATGATGCTAACTGTTTATTTCATTTTTTTCTATTTCGAACTTGTCCTCGTTGTCCCTGACAATATCGTTCCTGTTGTTTGCAATGCTTCTCGCCTTCGTTGCAGCCTGCTCTCCTGTCGTCGCTCCGTCACGCGGTATGAGACTGCCTCTTTCGGCAATGACCCTCTCAATCTCGTCTGGGGCAGCGTCAGGACTTCTTTCTATAATCGTCTGCATCGACAGGTAAGGTGCTTCCATCGTCAGGTTGAGGAGCTTGGTGTTCGTCGTCTCAAGAGACCAAGGAATGAGATTCGCACCGATTCTCACGCTCTGGTATTTTGTAGTGCCTCCGTTTTCGAGTGACAGTCCCTCCTGATGGAGGTACACCATGTCATTGATGAATTTCTTCCAGTCGATAGACGACTGTACGGCAAGAGAGTAGTCGTTCGACATGGCGAGGGCTATACCGTTTCCTCCGCTGTTAGAAGTCGTGATGTCTTTTGGCGTGATAAATGACGTTGAGCTGAAAAGTGATATTTTCTCTTCAAGGGTCTTCAGGTATTTGTCCATCGTCTGCGGCTCGGGGAAGTCGAGCGTCTTTGCATCCTGTCTTCCGTTTGTCGTGTCGGACGAGAGGTTTATCACGAGC